CTCAATCGCCTCGATGTCCTCTGGTATCGAACCTTCTTCTGCCACTTGTTGCATAAACTAATTATACTTCTTCTGTATAGAGTATTCCTTGGTTTGGAATATCTAGTGGTTTCTTTGGCATTCCAATGGATTCAGCAATTCTGTCAATCAAATAAAACAGATCTGGCAAGCTCACTAAGTACCCGTAGTCTTCCCGTTCACCAGAAATTATTGGTGACACAGCACCGAAGTCGTAACCAAGGTGGTTAATGCTGTTAACCAACTCATGCAGGTACTCACGATCTTGCCCGTTACCGCGAAGCAAAGCTTTACGGTTAGGGTGAGGATTTTCCTTGTCTGTTTTTCTGTTTAAATTTACCATTAGTTGTCTCCTGTACGCTCAATAATACACTAATTGTTGTTCAAACTAGCTTTTCTAGTCAAAAGTTCATCCCAAAGAGCATTAATAATGTCTAAATGCTGCGCAACTTCTTCCTCTGGAAGGTCGTTGTACCTCCAGCTGTCAAATGTTTGCCCAAGATTCATGATCGTAATATCCATCCAATTAACTATTGATGGAGTATCCATTTTTTCAATCCGGGCTAACTTTTTGTGTGTCTGGGGCTTTTGTTCTCGTTTAAAAAACATCACCACTCCCGTATGTCGCTCGTTGAAGTATCTAGGTATCTGCCACCTAGAGCGCCTAGGATACCCTCAGTTTCGTCAGAATGTTTTGATTTCTTACAAATGCCAAATTGAAAAGAATACCTACTAATGCTCACCTGTAAACCCTTACCTACTTTCCAAGGAAAGCTAGTCTGACGCATAAACCCAATAGACAACAATGGTGTTCCTTTAGGCGTGTTATCACGTGTTATCCAATAAATAGGGCCTATATATTGAAGTCTGTTTAGCGTGTCTCTAAATAGGAAATATAGAGATAAGCTTATTATTGTTAAACATACAACAGTTAGTATCATTTGTTAACCTTATTCTCATACGTATACAAAAGTGTGTGGTTCAAGTACGTCAACTATAGCTTGCCCAAGGCTCACCGACTCTTTAAACTCAATAAAATCTTTAACGGGCATTGGACCATATTTGCATCTATTGGACGGCTTATTGTAAGCTCTTTTTATAAACTCAACAGTTACGTATCCTTCAAGAGTGCCATTTTCCAAAGCTTTTTGATTATTGATCGTAACAGGTTCTTCTGTAGAAAAGTTAAACCTCCTTACTCTACTGCTGCGGTTAGGGCCCTGGTAGTAGACATCGGTTTCAACAATATTAACCATTGTAAATATTTGTGGGTTTAACTTATCCCATTCTAAGGTTAATACCGCGTCTGGATCTTCCTCAGTTTCACTGTCGTCAACTACATCTGGTCCGCTAGCGGCTCTCTCTGCAGTACTACCAGTGTCTGCAAACAAAGTTTTACCAAGACCCTCAGACGCCTCACTTTGCTCAAGAATCTCTCCTAGACCAGTCCCTAGTCTTTTTCTTTTCTTTAAAGCATCAAGTCGCTGTTTTGTCTCCGGGTCCATGGGCTCATTGGCCATGAGGTGCTCCTTAGTTGAATACTAGTGTAATTAGACCTGAGAAATCAGATAAACCACGCAACCCACCTGGTTGGTTGCTGTGGTTAGTTAGGGCAACACCATATGCTGTACTGTTTGCGAATGCTGACAACCAATCACTAGGCATTGACACATACGTTGATGCGTTATCGCCTGATAGATAAGCTGTTGCTTCAGTTCCAGAAAACGACGCAGCCCCTGAAGCCGAAGTTCTGTCGTGAACTCTAAATGTGAATGTGCCCGTGTTTCCTCTAAATGCAGCTGTAGACCCCGCTCTTTTTACAAATATAGTTCCGCTGTCCGCAGCGAACCCTTTGCAGGTGTCTGGTAGTTGTGTCCCATAGAAAAACGCACCATAACTCCAGGTTGTTGACCTACGTACGACGGCCTCATCGGCCACAGCAAGGTTAGCCCAGTTTGTTCCAAATGAATCAGCATCGGTTAGACCAATGTTGTACGTACCAAGTGGTCTTGTCCATTCAAAGAATGAACCTTCACTGGTGAATGTAGTTCCCACGTTGTCTACAACGTATATTTGGTATGTAACTTGCCAAGTTTCACCAGAAGGTGTGTTTCTTCTGTTACTTGGAACACTCATAGTTACAGTGCCACCACTAAATGAGCCAGATGGTATGGAGTAGGTGCTACCACTGACATACCCAGAGCTTGACCCAATAAACGTTTGAATTACTGTAGCTGAGGCTACACCAGAACCTACGTCAGTGATAGCACCCCAGGTAACGTTAAAGCTCGACCCATTCTTAGTAGCTGTGGGTCTAGCTGTGTAGGGAGCAACAGGTCTAGTAGACCCAGTTCCACTCCCAGAACTAGACCTGTCATTGTTTGTAGTTATCGCTCTAACGGTTACAGTATAAGAAGTTTCATTAGCTAATCCACTGATTGTAAAGTTAGCAGATGAAACAGTTGTCCAGGTTGACCCAGAGTTCAAACTGTACTCGTACGGGGTAGTGCCGTTTAGGCTGTCTGTACCAGCAGTTCCGTCTGTAACAGCAACGTTGATCTTACCAAGATCAGTTGGGTGCATCGTCACAGATACTGATGGTGCTCCAGGAAGAGCTATTGGGCGACCAACCGTAGAGTTGGATTGTTCGGAGGCTCCAATTGAGTTAACAGCACGTAGCCTTATTGTGTAGCTTGTGCCATTTGTTAGCCCAGTGATGACCACTGGAGACGCAGTGCCAGATCGAGTTGTCCATGTTGCACCGTTGTTTAACGAGTACTGATAGTCAGTTGTGGCAGTTGTGCCAACCGTACCAGCAGTAAACGACACCTCTAGGCGACCTCCGGTAGTACCGTTTAGGTATGAAATACCCGTTATTGTTGGGGCGCCCGGTCTGATACCACTGCCAAGACCTAGGGATCTTGAAGACCCAGAAGAAAAGGTGGATACTAACGGCATTACGCAAACTTAGTCTGTGAGGCAAACACCGTGTATGTATTAGTAGCGGTTTTAATGATAGTGTAAGCGTATATATCTACGCTGTTTGCGCTGCCAGCTGTAGGTGCTGTGCCGCCTTGCCATTTAGGTGTAACTGCCGAGCCATCAATAGTTATGGATGTTGGGTAATACGGGGTAGACCCGTTTGTTACACCTACCGCAACTGTAATGCTTTGGTTATTTGAGAGCATAGAGTTAAGGGTAGTTGAGCCGTTTCCTCGTATGTTGAGTACAGTATTTGTTGTTGCGTTGCTGGTGTACACCCACGCAGATGAGGTCTTAACATCTATGTTTTGGGTAGACGATGGTGCTGAACCAACAACGTTCCATGATTCTATTGGGGCAGTAAATATTGGTGTTACTAAAGTTGGCGATGTAAATGTACCGGTAGTAACAGTTGGGTTTGTAACCGTGGCAGTAGATACTGTGCCACCGTTAATAGTGGGGCTTGTTAAAGTCTTGTTTGTTAGCGTTTCCGATCCAGCAATTGTTGCTCCGTTAACCCAAGTTAAACCAGTAGCTTGAGAAGAATCAGCTGCTAACATTTGACCGTCTGTGCCAACTGCCAACTTTGTTGGTGTGTTTGCAGCTGAGGCAACCAAGATGTCGCCCTTGGTTGTTAGGGTACCTCGCGTGATCAATCCAGTAGACCCGGACGTAGATACAGTGAGTGTAACAACCCCGGAAGTTCCACCACCGGTTAACCCAGTACCAGCTATTACCTCAGTGATTGTTCCTGAGTTAAAAAAAGGTAAGGACGCCCATGTAGTGCTACCATCTCCAACTTTTAGTTGCTTTGATGTAGTGTCTACACCAATCTCACCAGCTGCCAACACAGCGTTAGTGGTGCCTGCTGCGTCAGTCCACTGTTGAGTGGTACCACGTCGCATCTGTATTCTAACTGCCATTTGAGGCTCCTATCAGCCGAACATCTTCTTCCATGTTACAGGACCAACGATGCCGTCTGCTTTTAGACCATTAGCTGTTTGCCAAGCTTTTAGGGCTTGCTCTGAACGGGGGCCAAAGTCACCGTCAGCGGTAGCTCCGATGATGGCTTGTACAAGAGCAGCAGCTGGCCCTTTAGACCCACGCTGAACCGGGGTACCAGGGTAGTCAAACTTCATGGGGCCAGCTTCTGGAGACCCGCCTGAGGGCTTGATTGCCTCTACAGGGGCCGCTACAGAACCATCTGGGGCCTTATCGCCAAGACAGTACTGCCAGTGCCAGGACTCAAATTCCTTTGAGTTCTTGTCGCCGGTCTGAAGGTAGAAACCCCACTTAGGGGCGTTGGCGCACATCCACTCAAAGCAAGCTCCACCCATCGACTGAACCTTGCCACCAGCTTCGTAACCGAGGTCAATAGCAAGACCCCAACCGTGGTTAGAGCCCTTCTTGCCGGTTGGATCTGGGGCAGCACTGGGAGCCTTACCAGGCTTGAGATACCAGGTTTTACCCTCGTACTGACGAGTAACTTGAGGGTTGCGTCCCTGGTCAGTGGTGGTGTACCGGTCCATGAACATGTTCAACTGGCCCTGGAAAGAACGGTAGTCGCCAACATTCCTAAGCTTGTGACCGGCGGCAAGGGCGGCATCGTACATCTTGTTGAACTGCTCAGCGGCAGGTGCGTACATCAAACCACCGGTTTTTACCTTGGCAAGAAGCTCCTGCGGAAGCTGACCGTTCTTATGATTTGCTAGGGCTGAGGGAAGTACTAGTTTGATGTATGGGTAATTCACTCAGACCCCTTACCGAACGCAATGTCCTTGGGGTTAAGGAAGCGCATAGCAACAGGAAGGGCAGCGGCCCAGAGGGCATTAAGGGTGAGCTTCCAGTCTTGGGTAGCGGTGTAGGTAGCTACGGCAGCGCCAAGTACGCTACGTGCGTACGATGCAATTAGGGCTTTATTTTGTTTTGTCAGATACATCAGTGACCTCCTGCTTGGCCTTTTGGATAGCATCAATTGTAGCCTCTAGGACTGCTATACGCTGGGCCTGCTGTGAAATCTGATTTACGAGCGATTCAACAATCTTGTTGACGTCTAGTTGTACATTGGACATTATTCTTCTCCTGTTGATAGGTCTGGCGGAATTATATTAACCCATGAAAGGGTATTCTCATCCCATGCAAATGGGGTATCCCAACTTCTATTGGTAACTCAAAGTATGCCCGTGCTTCTTCTTCTGTATCAAACCAATACCAACCATCAACAGGATAGGTATGTTCATCTTTTGTTTCTTTGCGCAGTTCGTAATCCTTGTTGAGCACAAAGTTGGGGCCGTATAGCAGAATGCCGTCGTCGTTTTTGTAGAAGCCGGGGTTCATCCTGTGACCGTCCATCCTTTAGCAGTTGCAATTGCGGGGTTGTCGGTGGCGGTTCCCCAGTTGCCGGTGACAGACAAGGTTTGGGCGCTGACGGTCGGGAGGGCTGTGTAGTAAGCGTTGAGGTAAGTTGCGCTTAGTTTGCAGTATTGGATGCTGTGAGTGAATTTCATGTTGGTTGCTGAAATAGATTGCAGGCTGGGACAATTGTTGAACATGCTGGTGTAGGTGCCGCTGCCGTAAGCGCTTGCGCCGCTTAGCCCTGTCACTGACTGCAAGCCGTAACAATTGTTGAACATCTGAGCCATGTTGTAGACGGCTGCCGTGTTCGCCAGCGACACCGACTGCAAGTTGTAACAACTGCTAAACATGCCGCCCATGTCGGTGACGGCCGCCGTGTTCGGCAAAGACACCGACTGCAAGCTGGAACAACTGCTAAACATGCCGCCCATGTCGGTGACGGCCGCCGTGTTTGTCAGCGACACTGACTGCAAGCTGGAACAACCGCTAAACATGCTGTTCATGTTGGTGACGGCTGACGTGTTCGTTAGCGACACCGACTGCAAGCTGTAACAACTGCCAAACATCTGGGTCATGTCGGTAACGGCTGCCGTGTTCGGCAAAGACACCGACTGCAAGCTGTAACAACCGCTAAACATGAAGCTCATGTTGGTAGCGGCTGACGTGTTTGGCAGCGACACCGACTGCAAGCTGGCACAAGTGTCGAACATGAAGCTCATGTCGGTAACGGCTGCCGTGTTCGGCAAAGACACCGACTGCAAGCTGTAACAACCGCTAAACATCTGGATCATGTCGGTAACGGCTGCCGTGTTTGGCAGCGACACTGACTGCAAGTTGTAACAACCGCTAAACATGCTGTTCATGTTGGTGGCGGCTGACGTGTTTGTCAGCGACACTGACTGCAAGCTGTAACAAGCGTTGAACATGCCGCCCATGTCGGTGACGGCTGACGTGTTTGTCAGCGACACTGACTGCAAGCTGGAACAATTGTTGAACATGCTGTTCATGTTGGTGACGCTCGACGTGTTCGGCAAAGACACTGACTGCAAGCTGTAACAAGCGTTGAACATAACGCTCATGTTGGTGACGGCTGCCGTGTTCGGCAAAGACACTGACTGCAAGGCATTACAATTGCTGAACATGCGGGCCATGCTGGTTATCGAACAGGTGCCGATAAAAGCAAAGTTTTCTAAGCTCAGGTGAGTAATGTTCACACTCGATGCAGACATTGTGAAAGATGTGATAGATGAACCCTGGGCGCTTATTTCAACAATTTGCGACGAAGCGGAGGGGGTAATAACACTTGCATGCCTTAGGTTGAAATTGACCCCTGTAATGTTGCCAGTAATTCGGACTCGAGCTTGGCGATAACCCCTTGCTGACAAGTTCCCATAACTAGCCCACAAGAACTGTTTGGCGACCGACGTGCCTGAGGCATACGAGTTGCTTGTGCCATTGCCCCAATCAACCGTAAAATTGCCGGATGATGTCGTAACGCTGAACTGAAGAAAGTTTGAGTCAGGTTGATAAACGGCGTACAGAAAACAGATTTCTGTCGCTGCAACCGGAGTGGTATTTAGCCAATCTGATGGCCTAACCCAAGGCATGCCCTCGGAGTTGCGAAGGTATTTTTCGGGTCGGCTGACGTTGGGCAGAAAGTCATCGACCACACCAGTGCGTTGAGTGCGTTGGGCAAACCTTGACATTAGGCAATCTCGTTGACGTATCCGCTGATGTTTACCTGGCTTGCAGTATCAGCAAACGCCCGGACAACGAGTGGCGTTGCGTTTCCTTTCAAGATGAGGCCAGGGACAACAACAACAAGACCGCTCTGCGCTGGCAAAGCGAACGTGATGTAATCATTCGGGCTGGTTGTCCCACCCCATTGAATGGTCACGGTGCGTTGAACGCCTCCAGGGTTGCTGGCATACAGCCAGATTTCCTGAAATGTGGTGGCGGTGCTCGATCCAGTGTGAATGGTGGTGCCAGGCGAGCTGTTGGTGGCGACCAAGATGGGTCGTCCATCGGTTGATCCGCTGAGTATTTTTTTGCTGAACGTAGCCACTGGTGCTCCTAACTAAAAACCTGGTTGGCAAGAATGTTCTGGTCGTCTTCAAAGTTTGGCATCACCGAGATGGTTTGCCATTCAAGGCCAGTTGATGTTACCGAATTAGCAACCAAGAACTGGCCGTTTGTTCCGACCGGCAGCCGGGCTGCAGTGTCAGGTGCGCTGGCAGCGATCAAGTCGCCTTTGGCATCGAAAATGGTGTCTGGGATGCCACCGCTGACTGTGGCTGGCACAAACTTGGTGCCGTTGTATTGAAGTACCTGATTGGCTGACGCTCCGGTCGTGTCAATCTCGATGCCGTCAACAGTCAACACCGAGGTTGCAGTAGTGCCCGTAGACGTTAACCCAGCAAATTGTGGTGTAGCAGAAGTAGCAACCGATTGGCCGATAGCAACAGTTGGTGTCGCTCCTTCAAAACCTGAACCAGTAACAGTGACACCAGTGCCAGCAGTAACTCCCGCAACATAATTTCCTGTGGTATCAGTACCAAGATCAACAGTATCAGCCACCCACAATGATCCGTTGTACTTAAGGAACTCTCCAGAGTTGGGCGATGGCAAGCTGACGTTGTGCAACTCATCGAGTTCATAGCCGTTTTGAGTAGCAACATAGATAATCCCGTTAATAGTTGCACGAACGACTACACCTATGAATACTAGGTGGTCTGGGGCGGATGGCTTAGTAGTGGTAAATGCACCATTTTCTCCCAACCACAAGGTATCTCCAGCGGTATACCCCGTTGATAGGTCAATACCATCTACATATCCACGGGTAACAATGGGTCCATTGTTACTAGCAGTAATGTTTGCCCCAGCAACACCAATGGTCTTAGATGAGGTTGTGTCACTGTTATTGTCTGCCCGCTTTACAGTTGCGTGATCTCCAGTAGCACCAAACAGGTAGACACAAGTACCAGTTGTAATCGTGGTCGATTCAACGTTACGCACATAAGAAACTAGAGGGATATGGCTATTTACCCACGATGTGCCGTTGTATGAAAGCCCTTGAAACTCCTCGGGAGCCGTAACTACAACGTCGGAAAGATCGTCCAATGCGCCAACACTGGAACCACCACCCGCAGAGGCCGCACCAAATTTTGTACCATCATATTTAAGGACATCACCAGTAATGGCTCCTGCCGTATCAATTTCAACCCCCTTAACAAAGAGGGACTTTAAAAAGTTAGCCATAGGGCTCCTTTAAAACGACTTATTATGCAAGTATAACAACTCGATACTTGTTAGCATCAGGAGCTGTAGCAAAATAAACAGTTGTAGTCGTGTTGGTGTTAACGATGTCGGCGTACACAACTTCACCTGTATAAACGTCGTACACTGCTACTGAAATGTCAGCGGTGCCAAGTCCGTGTGTAAGGGCGTACGAAGTAGCACTGGTAGCCAGAGTCTCAGCGTGCTTCTTCTTTGTCCACGCTGGGGCGCTTGCACCTGCAGTAAGAACATACCCTGAGGTACCAAGCCCTAACGTAGTGGTTGTAGACGCACCACTCTGGTATACCAATGAGCCAGCGGCACCGCCAGTGACGTTGGTGGCGGTAGTAGCAGTCGAGGAGTTACCTGTGTACTCCGTTGCCGATAGCACTTGGGTACCAGCAATCTTAAGAACCTTGCCCGAAGCCAGGTCGATGTTCTCAGAGGATGTCCACGAGCTGGTCGACGATACCCAGTTCCATGTCTTATCACCATCTACACCACCTGCAACAGTGATACCTCCACCGTTTGCAGTGCTGTTAGTTGGGGTGGTTACAGACCCCAAAACGATGTTTAGATCGTCTACGGTAACGGTGGTGCTGTTAATGGTGGTGGTTGTACCGTTTACAACTAGGTCACCGGCAATTGTGGTAGTGCTGTTTGCAGCACCAATGTTTACAGCAGTGGCTGCACCGGCGAAGTTAACGGTGGTAGCAGTGGTGTTAACAAGGTCAAACGAAGTAGACGCAGTTGTAATACTGGTGCTAATAGCTGGGGAAATGCTGAAAACTGCCTTAGCACCAGTTGAGTACCCAGTCTCATCTGACAGCACCGTGGCAAGTTGCGCTGAAGTGGTGGTGCCTGTACCAAACTGGCTTAACCCAGTAGTGGTTACGGCTATGTCAGTAATTACACCACTGTTTCCGTTTACGCTGACAACACCAGTACTGGAAGTTAAGTATGTGTTGGTGTCTAGGGCCCAGGTGTCTGCAGCGGTCTTTTTAAGAAAACCAGAAGTACCTGTAAGCGCGGCAATTGCCGTAAGGTCAGCGTCTACTGGTTGCCAAGTACCAGAGGGACCAACTGATAGTTCTACCCAGGCGCTTCCGTTGTAGTACTTAAGCTTGTTAACTCCGCTAGAGGTGTCAAAGTACAGACCACCCAGCTTTGCGCTGGCTGATGGAGCGGTACCGGCATTATGAATTACAACGTTCTGTAGCTCATTACCAGTTAGATCAATGTTTGTAAGAAACTTAGACATGGAACCTCACGATAGGTAGGCTTTTCCACCAAAGGAAGAGCTGAATGACACGGTTACAACGTTTTGTGATACATATGTTACATCACCTATGACGTAGTTACCGCCGCTGTCTACAACTGAAACAGCGGGGAAAAACCCAAGATTGTGGTTTATAGTCCATGTTGTAGAAGATACTATTTGATTATGTATGTATGAGGAGCCTACTGGCAAAACAAAGTTAAGAACTTGGTTGGGGGCTGTTCCAGTTATAGTTACAGCCGCTGGGCCAGAAGAAACAGTTCCCACTGTTAAAGCGTTTGGTGGTCCTGCTACTCCCGGATCGTGTATTTCTAAAATTTGCTCAATTGGCTTTTCAACTGTAGAGACAGTTTTAGTCTTAGTAACTGTTACGTAGCTATTTGAAGGTTTAGATACTTCTACAGTGCTCATGTTGGGGGTACCGATATTGCTTCTTCTACTACTACTACACCGGATGCCAAACAGTCCCAGTCTCCAGCAGAGTCTTTGACAAACATGTCAAAGTTATGACGACCTGCAGGTACTGTATTTTTATCCGAAACGTGTAGTTCAAGTGTGGCACCAGCTATTGGTGCAATATACCCACGTCTGTTACCAGCTAACCCAATAACTGTTGCTTCGGATGGGGTTGATGAGTACCATCTAAGGTCAAGTACAGTAGCCCCAGAAGAGTCTTTTGCCTGCATAAAGGCATCTTGTACTGCGATGATTGCACCTGTGCTGTCTCTCCAGGTAAAGTTTCTACGGAAGTCCACACGCTGTTTAAACCTGATTTCCATAGCCTGTGTATCCTCCAATGGAGTAATGTTCTCCAATCCTGTAACAGTAATTGTACCCCGAGCAACGGGTCTGGTTACCTCTTCGCTAGCTCCTGAGTATGGAGCCTTTCTTGGATAAGTTGCCAATACATCATATTCCAAGTTACCAGTAGGTAGGTCTGTGGTCTCTTCCTCGGTTAATCCAAGGAGTATTCCCCCTTCTGCCGTAAGAGTAATATTAAATTCTTTGCGGCCAGTAGTGCTGGTTTTGATGCTGCCGCGTGCAGATGTGGGGAAAATGACTCTATGAGTACGTTGATCACGTACTATGATCAAGCGCTCCCACGGCAACCCTTTAGATATGGAATAATTAACTGTATTAGTCATGGTTCCATTCTAGCCTAAGAATGTGGGGTGGGCCATCCTCAGATAGCCCACCCCAATCGGACTCCGTGTTAATAATTATACACTTTTCTTTCGTGTTTTTGCTGCCTCTAGATTAGTTACCCGCCCATCTAGTCGATCTACCTTCTCATCAAGGCGGTCTACCTTACCGTCCATGCGGTCTTGCTTATGCTCTATTCTCTCTAAGACCTTCATGTTTTGGCCGTGTTGTTCGGTGTTTCGCTTATCAAAGCGATGTAGAAACCACATTACGGGTCCACCTATCAAAGCGACCACAATTGGTATGTACACCGGCTCCATTACTCGCTATCCTCTTTTTTACCAGAAGACATAGCACGCCCAGCAGCCAAGCCAGTAAGGGCGCCGCCAATGCTAAACATGAGAGGCTCAAGTATTTTAAGAAATGCCGCATCATTTGGACTCTGCTCCGCAGGTTGATACACAAAGATTAATGAATATAGTAAAGCGCATACGCTAAAAAGGAGAACTCCAGCAAGGGTCATAATCACCACTGCTCTGGTTCTGGCCTCTAAATCTTCTGGCGATAAGCGCTTACGGGGCTGGTACAGTTGTCGTTGATTGGTTTCTTGGGTCATCTGCAGGGTTCCTATATCTGTCCGAACAGGCTGATAGAGCCAGTAATGTTGCTAATAATAGTACAGCTTTTTTCATTCCTCAGACTCCGTTTCTTTTGTAAAAAAGACACCGAGAAAGTGGATAATTAATGATACACCGGATATCCATAAACCTATTGCTTTTGTGGGACCACTTAATGTAATTAACACTAGGGCTGTTCCACCCAATGTCCATGACAGCGAAGACGTTTCTTTAAAGAATTTCTTAATCATCTAACTTTCCTTGAGCTAGTAGGGGTTGGCATTGCAAAACTGGCTGCAGCTGCAGCCACTATCACTCTTCGTGCTCCTACAGACACAGCAGACCCTGTTGGTACATAAGTGTCAAATTGGCCACCAAACACGTCCACTTCAGCTTCAAACTCTTCTTTTACGTCGTCTGGGGCGTTAGTCAACGCTTCAGAAAGCACTAATGCTTGTTCGTCAGACAGTTCTTCTGGGACAATTGCGTCAATTAGTTCTACTATCTGCTCTTCAGATAGTTCATTAAGTACTTCTTCGCTGAATACAGCGGCAATTGATTCCTCAGTTAGTTCACTTACTTCTATAGATTCTACTAGATCAGTGAGTTCTTCGTCTGAGAGATTTAGTATCTCTTCCTCAGAATCCAGAGGGCCAGTCTCCACAGGCACAATTGTCGGTGTGGTCGTGCTGGTAGACGAACTGGTTGACTCCGGTATGGAGGTGCTCGTAGACGTTGAGGCGACCGTTGTTGTAGTGGTAGTAGAAGGGGGAAGCGTTGGGGGGGTCACAGTAGGGACAGTCGGCAATGAGGGCGCTGTCGTAGTGGGCTCCACAGGAACACTGGGTAGTACCGGGGTAACAGATGTAACAGTCGGGGCCACAGTAACAGTCGTAGTTGTAGGTTCCGTCGTCGTAGTAGTCGGTGCTTCCGTAGTTGTCGAGGTACTCGTGGTAGTTGGGGGTTCCGTGACAGGTACAGTCGTTGTTGGGGCAGTGGTAGTACTGGTCGTCGTTGAAGTCGTGGATGTTGTAGTTTCCGGCCATGTCGTTGTTGTTTCTGGGATGTTAGTAGGGGTAGTGTTTAGTTCTACAGTATAGCTAGTACCATACCATGCGTCGGGGTTTCCACAGCACACACCTGTGCGAAGCCTGTATGAGCCCGGTTGGACGGCGACTTCAAGCCACGAATCCAGCCCAAAGAAATCGTCGTTCTGGGCGAGTAAGACACCATTTGCGTCGTATAGCCACAACATGGAGTCAATCCCGTACTCCCATGCGTAAGTACGTACCTTAAAATCAGAAGGTTCGGTGTACGTAAACCACAGATCATTAGCCCCAGTTACGGTGTAAGTGGCTAGTTCTGCTTTAGCAGAGCTGACTGGAAATATTGATAAAACTATTAAAGACCATTTTGAGATACTTATGATTCTTCCAAATAGCTTTTTAATCAATATACTCCTTCACAGCATGCGTCACGTCTACCACAGTCTTTGCACTTATAGTGTGCGTGTTCTGGAACCAGCTGACCACCACAGTAAACACACTGTGTAGAGGTATCACACTGCTTTTCGTCGCTCATGAGTACTTAGAAACTATCAAAGTAACTTCATAAGCTTGTGCGCCAACTTGCTTCACGTTAGTTACTGACACTCTACCCCAACCCTCTGCCGTAGCACGGCGCATAGCAATGCTACGCGCATCGTGCATCATTGGAGTGCTGATAGTGTAAGTAACAACCATGTTATCAATTATAACAGTGCCGGGTACGGGAGTTGAACCCGTCTACCGGTGTTTATAAGACACCTTGCGTCAACCGGACGCATCACCCGGCTAGCGGGGGCGCAACCATGTTTGCGGGCAGCGCCGTGTCTTTATATACTCAGGGTACGTATTGTCAATGTCAACAGGTATGAGTTTTTCACCAAGAACATGATACCCATCAGTATACAGCTTCCCACCCATTTGTCGAATATATTCTTGAATATGTGTTTCAGTGTGGGAAAAAGAAGCTGCTTTTAATTTTATAAACTCTTCGCCACCCAGCCAAGTAAAGTGCCAACCGTTGGCTACCGACCTAGTAGTCGTGCGCATTCGCCTCCACGCGCTTATACTCAAGTTATTTAAAGTCTTTTTGTGACTAACTACAATTCCAGTAATTGTTTCTGGGTGTTCCCAATCAACAGCCATAGAATAGAACGCATGATCAAGCACGATTATTTCCCCATAACGCAGGGTGTTAGGTAAGTTTGTAATAAACTCTCTAGTCGGTATTTCGTCTACGTCACCGTGTAGGATAATTGTGTCGTCACTAAGTTCTTGTAAATACGTTTTTAAAGAATCCCTAGCGGCGTACTCCCTTTCCCATGGATTGTCGGTTATTGGGAGTTCTGCTTCAATATAGACAATTTTATCGGACCACTCTTTAAACCGATCTAAGTTATTTTTGTATATTAGGGGTTTTGAAGATCCTTGAAAAGTTACTGAAGATTCAATAAGATAAAACTTGTCAACTACATCGTAGAGCTCAATTAGGCGGCACTCAAGCATGTCAAGTTCCCAGCCAAATAAAAAGCTATCAACAATCATACATACCGTTTGTCTATAACAAATATTAGTTCGTCGTTTATGCTATTGCGTCCTGGAACCCATCGGCGGTCAATACCATAGCTGTATGGTTTTAACGAATCAGGGGTTGCCTCAGTAAGCGCTGGTATCCATTCAGGGTGGGGTATATCCTCTACTACTAGTATTCCATTTGGTGATAACAACGAACTATATTTATTAACAAAATACTGTTGAGATTCAAGGGTGTGAGGGCCGTCATCTATCATAAAATCAAACTTAATATGTGACACTTTGCCTAGAGCCTCCTCAGAGTACGCGTCTAGGTATACAGGAGAGATGCGGTCTTCTCCTTTAAATCCGTTGCAGTTGTCGTGAACGTCCATGCAGTGAATCGTTGCGTTTGGAAAGTAGGATTTCCACATGCGTATTGAGCCGCCCCAATAAATACCAATTTCAAGAACATTCTTTGCGGTGTTTCGTATTGGTTCTAATAGGGCTTCATACACGTGTATATACTGGTGAGCCGACAGTTTGTCGGTATCTTTAGCAAAATCACATAGTCTTGTCATTGTAAACCTTTCTAACGTCAGCTCAATTATAGTACTAAAGGGGTCAATATGGGAACATTAATTGCAATTCCAACTAGATCAAATTGGCAAATGTTATCTCCGTTGTTATCTTTTTTAAAAAACTATGATGTTGTCATATACGACAACGGTCACACTTCTGAAGAAGGCGTATCTGCCATAAACAACCATCAGGGAGAAATAGTCAACGCCCACGGTTGGAAATTCTACAGAATGTGGAACGACGCCTGGAAAAAGGCCCACGAAAATGGTTATGAGTCTGTAACTCTATTAAATGATGACATAGAACTTCACGAAAACTCAATAGAGGTGGCCCAACGTGTTTTGATGGATGATCCAACTGTGGGTATTGTTGGTCTTAATTACAATAGGAGTTTGTCTGACGGATCAGACTTTACCGCTGGGTTTAAACAATGTGATGGATCATATAGAAAATATGGAATTTGGGGTTGTGCATTTTTAGTAAAAAGTAACCTATGGGGGGTAGTTCCGCCAATAGATGAAGGTTATAACCTATGGTACGGAGATGATGAGCTGTTTGAAAACACAATTCGCCATGGTTACAGAATCGGTATAGCTTTAGGAGCTCCAGTTCTTCACTACGCGTCAACTACCGCTTCGGCTCATCCAGAACTGTTAGCTATGACCGGAGATGACGCAGAACTGTTCTACAGTAAATTTAATAATTAAATTACTACAGTTCTGTTGTACCCTCGGTTTTCTAAAGGAGAAATACACTCTGGGTAGTGCCTACCAATGCAGTCTTTTCTTACGTACGTTGGGACTCCTAAGAATTCCTTAGCGTCCATAGCGTAGCATGGGTCGTCGCTCAAAGACCAATCCCATCTCCAGCGAATTCTTGAGTAAACCCTTTTTGAAGCAAGTAAATAACCAGCTGTATTCCAATGTTCTTGTACTGGAAATGGGTATTTGTCAACAACAGGCCCTGATAGGCAGTATGTGCCCACTTCACCACCTACTAAATCGTGGTTCATTTCAAGAAGTTTGGGGAAAGTCTGCTGATCAGGAGTTGTGTCAGAGTCTAGGAACAAAATATGACTGGCGTGCCTTGCTAATGCAAAATCTTGCACAATATTCCTTCCAGCGCATATATGCGGGATTCTATTGCCACTAGTAACCTCAGTCCTGGTGTCATCGTAAGAATATGAGAAATATTGACCGTTTATTAGGTTTAAAGAGTCAATTAATGGCTTAAATGGCTCTAATCCGCGCTTATCTACCTCAATAGCAGCAAAATAGCAAACCTCTTCGTTGTGGCTGGCTTTAAGCAATTCAAGGTTAGTAAGCCAACTTGCCCAAAGTGGCTGTTGGTCCATTGCAAAAGCAGTTAAAGTGGTACCCACTACGATCATTATGCCTCCTAGTTTAACTATTTATGATTTTTAAGCAATTTTTAGCCTAAAACACCTAATTTACACTATTTTTCCTCGTTTGCTGACTGTTCAAGGGCTTTTATACCCTCTTGAACGTCATCATACTGCCTAACTGCTGTCTTTGTTATGTCACCAGTGGGTCCAGCTAGTCGACTTACCATACCGCGCTCGACCATTTCGGCTCTTTTACGAGATGAAACACCCCAAAATGGTGATTTAACAGGCCCTTTAGGCCCAATTATGTTAACTTGCCAGTCAGATGAGCCCTCATAAAGTGGTGTTATGTGAGTTTTTACGGATGGTTGATCTAGTGAGTCTTCACCAATAGCGTATTCTCGGTGTGTTCTTTGCCCATCATCCGATGTTAAGTCTCTAACCATCGTAAAATGCATGTCCTGAGCGTAGAATTGTCGTGGGTTTAGAGGAGAAACCTTCTTACGCCCACTCATGCTCGGGTGGTTACGCCTGCGCACTTCCTGAGGAGTAGACTCATCTGGCTCGTCGTCACCTTCGTCGTCGTCAAATGTTGTGTTCATAGCTCATCCTTAATACAATAATTAGCAATTTCCGCCGTTACACGCGCAGTTGTTGCTTCCGTGAGAAAAGCTCCCGTATCTGGTGTTAGTAGAACATGCTTTCCAGTCAGGTTTGTTAATAACGTTACCTTCATCGTCCATGCGGTCCACATCAGGGTTGGTCCTGTAGAACCACTCAGCATTCAGTTTGGCGTCATTTGCAGGCTTAGACAATGCTTCATAGCGTTTATTATGCTCAGCTATCTCTTTACGCTTCTTACCAATTAGATTGTGTTCAGTAATATCATTAATTCGACTAGGGTTATAACCTTTATACGGGTCGTCACGGTACCCAGCCTTCAATACTTCTTCATCAGACAGTTTTTTCATTTTAGCCATAATCGCCTCAGTCAAACCCGCAAATTTTTACTACCCCAACTATACTTCAATCTCACGTTGGGAAGTATTCGTCTGGGTGGATCTTGGCCCAAGTACCAGTGCTAAGGTCAACTACGTCTTCTGCAACATCGTGACCTCTACGAGATTGCTGTATTATTTTAAGGAATTGTGGACTAAACCTCTCTGGGTCCCAACCTCTCAGCTGTGGCTGATGTACAGGGTTTGCTAATGCGTGTTCCATTATTTCACGAGCTCTTGGAGAACTGGGGTCGCGCAGAACCCCCCGTACTCTGTGTCTTAACTCGCCCATGGCCTCTCTAAAGTTACTACTCTGTGTGTCATCTCCAAATGCTTGCCACTTTGCGTCTTCCACAGTATACCCCCAATGCGGGTCGTGCTCGGCAGCAATAAGTTTTGCGGTAAACGCATCATGTTCGTTTCTCCACCCAGGCTCTCCAGGTATGATATCTATATGATGGGTATATGGCATTCTAGTAGATATTAAGTGCGTACTGGCAGATTCGACATCTTTATCTACATTCCCCGACCTAACACGGTTGGTGTAGTCGTTTACGTCTTTGTAGCCGAAACGTAAAGCTGCAGTGTTAGCCTCATCTAGGTGACCTGATGTGTGGATCAGCCCTTCATCATGTTCGTCAACCCTGATCAGATTGCTAGGTACGTGTTGTTCCCCTCTAGTTGGAGAAATATACATTCGTTTGTTACTAAATACTGGGTGAGTAGAAGCAACATTCCCCATACCAGAGGTAAATGAGGTTAGTCTACGTATATGAGCTTCAGGGTCAGCGAGACGGAAAGTTCTGTTACGATCAAATGACCCCCCAAAGTCATCAGCATCAACCCAGGTTTCTTTACTATTCCTCAGTAATTCAGCCATGGTTTACCTCCTAATAGAATAGGTCTATTATAGCTCACTTGTCGGTTGGGCGGCTTTACGATGTAACCGGTTAAGTTGCAGAATAGGGCTATTGCGTAGTTGGGTGCTCATTGGGGGCTGGGCCCTACGGGGGAGACGTCTGGCTGGTCGTCATAATGGTGGTAGGTAGGGAACACGCACCTAGCGACGCAAGTCGCGTAGCACGCAAGTGCTTGGTCGTGCCCCCACTTAGGCTCATTCCCGAGCCGAATAATGCCTACGGGCAGGAAGGTATGGCAACTCATGTCCACACTAATCAGCAGGTTGGCGGAGGGTATCCGCCGACACGGTGCGTTCCAGACCGCTCGCGCGGCTGCGGAGACATTCTTCGCGGACCTCGCCAAGGTGGCGAACGAGATCGCTCAACTCTCTCCGGAGAAGGTCGAAACCTCGGAAGTCGCCAAGGCGTGGACGGAAACCATCGGCAAGGCTCCGAACGGATTCGGGCGACTCATCGTCGCATTCGGACGGTTCGCGTCGCTCCCGAACACCGTGTCGTCGCTCGCCGGTTCTCAGCCATTCACCAACTACTACGGTGCGTTCCAACTCCTGATGGAGAAGGAAGTGGACCAAGTGGAACTGGCATTGGCAACTGCCAAGACGCAGAAGAACGCTTACACGTTGCTTCAGCGGATTGGCAAGGAGACCAAGAGCAAGGATGAACTGACCAATGAGCAGTACCAAGTCCAGATGGACAAGGTGTCTCAGACGTGGTTCGACCATGCCGCCAAGGTGTGTGCTCTCGACACCCTGACTCCTGAGGGACGCAAGTTCCTTGAGCGTCTCGTGGCGATGAGCAATCTCGCCTCCGCCAAGTTGGGCGTCAACGCCTGACCTGATGAGGAGTAATGCCCCCCAGAAATGGGGGGCATTATTTCTTTGCCTCTGCCACGACCGTGTTTCTGCCACGACCGTAGTGTGTGGAGCATCTCTGCTCCCTGCGTCTGGCTGGACCGGATAGCGTCGCAAACGGCGCGCCGTCCAGTACGAGGTGCCTAGTGTGACAATTGTCATAGCCATGTGACAAATGTCTCACCGTGTGGCAATTGTCACTACCATGTGACAAATGTCACAACTTGTGCCTATGTATGGGCCTATGCTTTCGTTGTACAACGTTATCTGAGTGCAACGTCTGCTTTAGCACTACTCACCCCCCGTTTGTAGTTGCTATTAGCACATAGGCGTATACATAGCATAAGCCAGTGTGTGTTGATCGCCGTCTTACCCCCTTGCGAGACTGGCTGATCCATGCACTGGCAAGATCTTATTGACTGTATCAACCATTGACTCCACCATGATTGAGTGGAGCATTATCAGGAAGGGCAAAAAATAATGAACATCAAGGAAATTGAGGAGTTGGCGCTCCTCTTGGAGGGGGAAAACCCCTCAAGCCATGGTGAGTGGCTCAGGCTCAGGGCAGACGCCCTGACCGCTTTGACTTGGCTGACCCAAGCGAGTGGGCCACGTGTCACGCCCGAGAACCAGCCCGTGGCTGAGCGCCTCCAGTGCATCTACAGGGGTGCAAACATCGGAATCGGTCAGTACGTGGCGAAGCCTCGGCTTTGCCTCAACAAGATCTGATCAAAAGGCACGAGACAGGACTTCCCCCTTCTGTCGGGACTAACTGGGGCTTGCCACCCGTCAATCAGATGCCTCTGAGCAAGGCATAACAATACTGCTCAACCCACCCCTCTGCGGGTAATATTATGCGGAGGGCCGGTGCGGTAGTCGTGGATAAGCCGCATCCGTTATGCACCACGCCGACCTGAGTATGTCGTAAAAATGCTCACTTGGGGCGTTAGCTCAGTGGTTAGAGCAGGGAACTCATAATTCCTCGGTCGTAGGTTCGATCCCTACACGCCCCACTCCACTAACAGAAAGGGGGCGCAAAATGCGCTTTTGTGGTGAGATAGAGTACATGACCCGCAAGGGTCCTGTGCACAGTGACGTGTGTCACGAATGTGGTGAGCTGGAGAAAGAGTCCAGCCCGCTGGTCGACAAGGAGTTCTATCATAAACTCCTTGACGAGTGGCTTGCCAAGAGTTGTGGCACCGGCTTCTTCTGGATCGGTGATCCGGAAGCGATTCGTCGCAACTTCAAGGGCTGAGATCTGGGCGGTGATGTACAGCCGACCTAGGCACTAAGTGCATGGTTCTGCAGGACCATAAGTGTGCAGGCACGCAATAGAAACGTGTTGGGTGTATCCCATAGGGTAGTGGTTCATAAACCAAAGCACGTGTAATGGCTTCCCGTTTCTATATTACACAGGTTGCAGCCGTGGGCAGTATCACGGCAAGCGTAGTAACAGGCCTACAATATGGTAGGTAATCCTAACACTGTTACTGTCGTGTAGTGCTGGCCAAATCGTAATGTGACGTGATGTAGCACATCAAGACAACCAGCGCGAAAGCACCATACCTCAGGTGTTATAAGTGAGGTTTAACATCATAGTCGTGGCTGCTAGAAATCAGTCACTACCTGCGTGTCGTCGGGCAGGTAGCCATAAGAGTAATGCGGCAATGGGCTAGTAATAACTGTAAGTTGCATTAGAGTTGAGAAGATACTATAACTTGCGAACCTAGGTCGTAGGTTAAGATCGAGGGACTTCCAGCACATGCTTGTTACACCCACCGATGGCATGCACCAGTAGCTCAATGGATAGAGCAACAGACTTCTAATCTGTAGGTTGTAGGTTCGACCCCTGCCTGGTGCGCTGGTTGTAGCAGCTAGCCCATGTCCTTTTGGGTGAAGAGGGACCTGCGCTTGGAACATGGCGTTTTACACTCAGTTTTTTCATGAGGCTGAGAAAGGTAACTCGCTGCTACAGCCAACCAATCCAACAGCAAGGGAGGAAAGTGAAATTCATCTGTGTTTACAAATGTGGTCACGAAGACCACGCCGAAGTAGACCACCCATACGAGGATAGGGTTTACAACAACCCATCACTGTGTGCAAAGTGTGCATCAAAAGCAAGTGAAAAGCGAGCCCAAGCGGCTAGCCGAGAGAAGAGAGGGGTGAAGAAATGATAATGGAACTGATGATTATAGCCAGCTTTGTGCTGGCTGTGTTTTCGTACGATGAGTCTTGGAGCCTATTTGCTCTGGGCTTTTTTGTTGCTTCGATCATACCTTGGATGATCAAAGAAGTGACTGAGTGGTACGACGAGGAGTGGCGCAACCGCTACGACGACTGAACCCTCTGGTAAACAAGCCAGGGGTTTACCCACCCTGGCTACTGGGCAATACCATGCTCAGTATTCAGGGTGGTTTTTCTTTGCCAAAATTCCGACCGTGAAACTTTCAGGAGAAAATTGACCACAATACATAAAACCCAGTATTCGTGCGGCCACTTGCTTACTGAGTTACTCAGAGCTGGCCGTAAGAAGACAGTAATCAAAACCAACCCATGCAATTGCCCTCCGTGCCGGAGGCGTTACAACAAGGAGAAAGCCAGATGATTATCAAATTCACCGAACAAGAGATGACACACAGGGATGACTTCAAGATAGAGTTGCCCGACGATTACTTCCCAGACAGCCCATCAATATCTGTCATGGGCACTTTTAGGTGTCCAATATGCCAGAGCAAGCACTTTTACGTGCTGCCCAACGAGGTGGGGGCAATGTTCACACTCATCTTGGGTGGCGTCCCTGAAGAGGGCATGGGAGAGGCCATGATGAAGCTGGTGGCATATGTACAAACCTTGGATTACCTCAACGAGGCTGAAAGATTGCACCTGCTGACGGGTGTCTGCTCAGTGGAGTGTGAGTTTGAGTGGGTCAACTCAAAACTGTGGGAGGACGAATGATCTCTCTACGATCTGCGATTCGACTCTTTCTGATTCCCATGGATGTCCCGTTGGACAGACGTGATATGTCAGAAGACCACAATCTAAGGTGGCTTCAACGCAACCTTAGACTCAACAACGACGGACCAGAAGTGGACGTTGTTCTCAAGTATGTCTCGCTGGTTCTCAGCGGACAGGAATGGATAGAGGAATGAAAGAAAAGGCAACAAGTTGGGGCGCTGTTACAGTGCCCATCGTAACAAAAGACAACAGAGACTACGCCCTCGTCATCAGATCTGATGGGCCAACTCTTATGTTGTCTGTTACAGAAGACGGCAACATTATGCCAGTATCAGAATGGGCTTACAAGCTTGAGTCCATCAGACACGATGTGACAGGCCAGTTTGCGTACTTCAGCTCCACAAGCGAGCTGTGGGGGCTGTTGGTTGATCTAATCATGTTCGAAAATGAACTGACGCTCTTTGAAGGAGAAGAAGATGGCGAAGAAGCTAGTGACAGTGACAATAACCTGGGAGATTGACGAAGGAATCTATCTTCCGGAGGAGTACGCACCGAGTCAGAAAGACGTTGACGAGGTGACAGCATGGTTAATTGAAGACGATGTGGAAGATTACCTCTTTGAGATGCACATCGAAAACATCGTCCGTGATTCCATGGAAAAGCTAGGAGCCAAAACAACAGAGTCCGTTACTTGGACAGAATGGGAGACAAGCAATGCAAGCTAAGCAGTACAAGCACACGATAGTCAAGATCCGCACGGGCAGATACCGAGGTCGTCTGTACTTCAGAACGGTAACTGACACCGGAGAAACTTCGGACTGGTACCACATTTGGTCTTACGACGGGTACACCCGTCGTGGAACACGGCGCCACATGCTGCGCAAGTCAGTTGAGTTGCGCAAGGTTGACAGATTCGATATGCGCCACCCAATCAATCCCCCCAAGGAGTAACCATGAAACGTTGCGTATTCTGCGACGAAGAAATTGACGACGAACGCCCGTATGACTACTGCTTGAGTACTGAATGCTACAAGATGGGATTCAAACAAGCAGAGTACGTTGTACTGGGAGTACACAAGAGCACCCCCATAATTTGTTCAGCCACTGACAGCCTTGTCACTGCTAACAAATCATACATGAACCCCAAGTGACTTCTGTCACATCAAGATCCCCACAACTTCCCATGAGTTTGTGGGTTGTAATACAAGATAACACAACACGAGACAAGGAACAAAAGACATGGCAAGTACCAAAGAATTGCGAGAAGGCATGCGAGTGGTGGGTAAGTACCCGCCGTTCAAGAATGCCGAAGGCACAATCACACGGGCGACGTTGATGCCTGGTGGCCCCGGTAGCAAGATCGAAGTGACGTTCGATGATCCGTTGCTGGGCGTCGTTGAGATCCTGCCCAAGGGCGTTGTAATCCTGGGACGTTCCAACGTCGCAAACGCCGCCCCGTCCAATGCCCCTCAGCCCTCCAACGGAGTGGTCGTCAGCAACCTGCGAATCGAATCGTTGGATGATCCGGCGCTCGATCCGTTCCGACCGAACATCGACCCCAAGAACTACGTATCCCGTACTCTTGCAGGAGACCTCACCGACATTGACGTGATGATGAAGTACTTCAATCGTCGTGACGAGAATGACGGATATCCGGTGTCTGTCGCCCTTGTGGGTGACACTCAGTCAGGTAAGACATACTTGGCTCAAGTGATGGCATTCAAGGTTGCTGAACAGCTTGGCCTTGACAAGCCGTTGCCGGTGTTCACACTTGCCGGTTCGTCGGCAATCACTGACCATGACTTGTTCGGCCAGTACCGACCGGTGGTCGTCAACGGTCAGGAGCAGTTGGTGTGGATGGAGGGTATCGTTGCCCTCGCGGCCCGTATCGGTGGCATCCTCTACCTTGACGAGGTGAATGCAATGTCCGGTGCTGTTACCGCGGCTATTCACCCGTTGCTGGACAACCGTCACCAGTTCGTCAACATCCGCAAGCCGGTGTGGGACGGACGAGTGTTCACTGATCCGGTGACTGGAGTGGAAACCCATGAGGGTTCGTTCCGTCCCGAAATCGTGCATGCCGACAAGAACTTGTGGATTCTTTCCTCTTGGAATCCCGGCTATGCTGGTATGTCCAAGACCAACGAAGCGTTTGCTAACCGCTTCAAGCTGCTGGAGTGGAACTACGACGAGGATGTGGAAAAGAAACTGATCAAGTCTCCTGCTATCCGCTTGCTTGGTCAGGCATTGCGTAATGCTCGCGCACAGCGTAGCATCGTCACCCCAGTGGGTACCAGAGCGTTGCAGTTGCTTGAAGGTGACTTGGTTCACCTTGGAGTTGACTTCAGCTTGTGGGCGTTCATGGGCCAGTTCGTCTCGCAAAACGAGAAGATCGTGGTATCCGAAATCATCAAGGACCGTGGTATCGAAGAGATGCTTCGTGCGGAATTTGAGCCTCAGCCTGAAGAACCAACCACCAGTGACGTGGTGGAAAATGTAACCTCAGAATTCAACCTGTCTCTCTGAATAGAAAGGTACAAGAGTGACTACCAAAAAACCAAAGATAGACCCTGAGATTCTCAAACGCAGAAATGCCGAGAGAGCATCAGCCAACCGAGAGCGTAAGCGCATCGAAGAATCACATCGTGAATCAGTATTGTCGATGATCGCTCACGACAACTACAACGACAAGTTGTACACACCTTCGGTGTTTCGTCCTGGTATGAGTGAGTCATACTGGGACCAAGACCGGACGGCACTGTGGCGTAGACAGACTTCCGCTCTGGCTTATGTCCTTGGTCAGCGTGCACAGTCAGTTCTAACGTCGTTTGGAATCAACCCCAGCGTAACCGTTACTGAAGATACCAGTTTGGATATGCCTGTCATAGCGTGTACAAACTTCAAAGACATCGAAATACTGGTTAACCTCAACAAAGTTGATTTCAAAGACATGGAATCAGTTGCGGAGGTACTTATGGCCATCAAGGGTGTGGTGTACCACGAAGGTGGTCACATACTCCACACACTTGGGTTCGATGTGTTGTTTGACTGTGCGTTGATGGACAACAAGGTTGAACCAATCTCTATTGTGCGCCACGCACGTTGGGGTGGCGACTACATGCAAGAGACTTACCCTGCTTACAAAGGCGAAGAAAGTGAGTTTAGGTCTCCGTACGTGTCAATGGCAGAGCCGATCGACAAAGTGGTTTCCGAGAACATACGTATTGTGCCTGACGGACGATCTGATTCAGTAGACGAAGCCAGATACAGCCTGCATGAGCACTATCGCCAATTCGGTAAGGTCAAGGATTGGGTTAGACCAGCGTGGAATTGTCTGGAGGACGGCCGTATGGAGGACATAGTGGTTCGCAATACTCCGTCCATGGCTGGCTATCTGGAAGCAGTGACACTCAAACTGATCGTAGAGCCGTCGAAACACCCAGGTTCTGTTTGGCCCATGATTGCGTCTCGCACGTATCTTTCCGATGATGTGTATCACATGATCAAGGAGTTGGCTGTTGAGTACCTTGAACAACAAGGTAAGCCGCTGGAGATGATTGAAGAGTGTGAAGAGTTGGTGCGCAAGTTTAGAAGATCAACAACCCCCACTGAAGTGGTTGTATCTTCGTGGGAGTTTGCCACTTTCCTGCACAGATGGGTGTCCAATGAGAACACCACACCCAAGCCACCGCATGGTGGTGGTCGTTGGACCAGAGGTGAAAATAGGGATAATCACAAGAGTTCACAAGAACCCAAAGGAGCATCTTCACCTGGTGAACACCCAGAAGGTATCAACAATAATACTGAGATCACCGAGAAGCCCAAGTTTGAGAACGAAGAAATAGATCCTCAGTCTACGAACAAGGGACGGACAGCTGGTTCTGGAAGCCAACAAAGTCAAGAGACTGGTGAAGGTGAAGGACAAGGTAGTCCAACCAAATCAGACAAGCCTTCCCTTAGCGATCAAGGAGGTAAGGGAGAAGACAAGGAAGACTCTAGACCACTTGATCGTGGTGCTGGGTCTGATGGAACCGGTGGGCAAATCAAGCACAATGTCAACTACGCTGAGTTGCGTAAGCAACTTAAGGATAGAATCATTAAGGCGACTAAGAGTGTGTCCAGTGTTACTGACGCTGAGCAGTTTATGAGTGATGTGAACAAGGAGCTGTCAAAGCCTCTTATCCGAACTCAGGCAACGACAGCGTTGAGCAACGAACTGATTGACAAAGCAAACAAAGTTGCCGGTGCAATGCTCAATGCACTCGCTCCTCTAGCAGTGACCGCTGACCCAGCGTGGCGGTTCCGTCAGGAAAATGGTGTCTTGGACCCAGTGTCCTACAAGACTCATGAACCAGGCGACAGCGACTATTGGATTGACTACGAGGGTGAAGGCTCGACTGGCCATAGCCTTTCGGTGTCTGTGTTGCTTGACACGTCGGGGTCGATGGATGCATGGATGGATGAGTTGTCGGTCGCAGCGTATGGTATTCGTCTTGCGTGCGATAGTTTGGAAATTCCTTGCACTGTTTCAACATTCGACACAGATGCCTATATGCTGTACCCGCACGAAGAAAATGTGGCACCATTGCTCATACACGACGGTGGCGGTACAAACCCGAGAGCTGCTTTGAAGCAGGTGGAAAACCAGAAAGCAGGAAAGCAACGACAGCTGGTCGTCGTGTTGACAGACGGTGCATGGTCTGACGTCAAGTCAATCAAACCGTTCGTGCAACCAGGACAGTACTGGGTGTTGACCGCTCTTGGCGACGGTGCATATGCAGGTACCTTCGTGGAAGGTAAAGGTGCTGACGTAACTTTGGTCATCAATGATGTGGCAGAGTTGCCGAAGAAGGTTGAGCAATCCCTATCAAATTTCCTAGCATAGGAGGAAACGTGGAATGGTCAGAAGTATCTGACGTGGAAGAAGACAACGAACTTCCCAAAGTAATCAACGTCCTACGAATGGTTAGTTACTCTGTAGAAGAGGCGCTAACTAGTCTGCAGGAGTTTGGGGAGTACCCAGAACCAACGATAGAGGATGTTATGAACGTCGTGGCAACGTGGGCGAGCGAAGACTTTGGGTGTGATTGGAATCATCCGGTAGACCCAACAAAACTTGTCTACACCGACGAGTACAACAACATACTCTATGCTCCAGGTGAGGCATGAGACAGCCTAGACCGGCAATCGTGCCGCCGTCCAACCAGCTAGTTCTACCGTCCCTCAACATAAGCCTGTACGACTACCAAATCGAAGCGTTTGAATGGGCTGTGTCTAAAAAGCAGTCTTATCTTGCGTTAGATATGGGTTTAGGTAAAACAGCAATAGCTATTGCTGTGGCGTCTGCCCTAGTTGAGCAGGAGCAACAAAAAGTACTAATCGTAGTACCACCGAGCTTGGTGTGGAACTGGGTTAGCGAGATAAGTAAATTTAACCCTAATCTGAAAACTGCTGTACTCAGAGGTCAGTCCGTGCACAGTCTTCCTGATGCGGATGTTTACATTATCGGTAACGCAGTTCTAACTCACTGGTCAGTAGCCCTTATGGGAGAAATTGATGCAATCATCGTTGATGAGGCACATTTCTTCAAGAATGCATCAAAGCGTACCAAGTCTTTGATAAACATAAGTAACTATCTGCCTAGTGATGCGGTTAAAGTACTGATGAGCGGTACGCCCGCTCCAAACGGTAGAAACATGGAACTCGTATCTCAGATAGATTTCTTGGGTTCTAACGCATGGGCAGGAATAGGTGGTATTGGCCACTTCTATCAACACTACGCACCGTGGTCTGGTAAAACAGTAAACGGTAGAAAAGTTGGTAGGATATCAACCAATGACCTAGACCTTAAAAATCGTATGCATGACTCTTTTATGTTCAGACGTAAGAGAGACGAGGTAATTGATTTGCCTACCAAGTTTCGGGCGACCGTTACTTTGGAAGGTTCTGGCCCCGCAGTGCAAGATTATATGGATGTCCATAATGATCTCATTGCGTGGCTTGAATCAATAAACCGAGACACTACGGGAGCCGAAAGAGCATATGCTTTGGTTCAGCTGGGTTACCTACGAAAACATGTTGGTAGAGCAAAGACAGATGCCATTATCAAACATGTATCGGAGATACTGGATAACGAGCCAGGTGGAATGTTTATTGTTGCCGAGCACGTAGACACAATGAACGCCCTTACTGCTGGGTTATCTAAGTACAACCCCTGTGAAGTGCGAGGTGGTATGTCGGAGGGCGCTAAAAAAGCAGCGGTCAACGACTTCAACAGTGGTGCTTCACGAGTAATGGTTGGGCAGATTATCTCAGCTGGTACAGGATTAACACTTACTGGTAATGGTGTAAACCAAAACTATCGTGGTGTTATTGCCCAGTTACCTTGGAATCCTGCCTCACTAAAACAAGCAGAGGATAGGTTACACCGAATATCACAAACACTTGATGTTCACATAACCATACCTTTGTGCCACATCGAAGGATGCGAAACAATTGATGAGAGATTGTGGAGTGTCCTTGAAGAGAAAGCCTTTTCTACCGGCATTCTAATTGACGGTCAAGGAGAGGTACTGCTAGAGCAAATACAAAACGGAGTCTTGGACTCGTACAGAAAGCGAAGATAGCCATGTCAGCAATAAACGAAGTGATCAAAGACACCGCTCAAGATTGGGTCAAGCTAAAAGCAGAGCTGGACGTGATCAAGAGCAAGTTTGAAGCCTTGGACGCCATGTTGAAAGACATGATGTATGAATCTGGGGTTACAACTGTAACCCTGGACGAAGTAACGATTGAGCTGTCTACTCCTGCTAGACGGTCTTTCGACGCTCAAGTGCTCAAAGATTTGGTTAGTGCTTCAGTGTTCAACAAGGTTACCAAGCCTTCCGTTGACACACAGTTGATGGATGCCGCGATCAAGATGGGCACGATAAAGCAGGAGGTGGCTGATCAAGTAACAAAGAAAACCGAGTA